ACTTTTTGATTATAAGTTTCCAAAGACATGTAAAATGCATGATACTTTGATTATGTCTCGTGTACTCGATTATCGAAGATTTGGCATGAGAGGACATAGTTTAGAAGTATGGGGTATTGTAAAAGGTTTTAAAAAGATTGATTGGCGGTTAAGAGCTGAAGAATTAGGACTCTGTAAGTCGACTGATCCAAAAGGGGCTGAATTCTGGCAGTGGCATCCTGAAATGGACAAATATTGTGAACGAGATGTAGATTTGAATGAATTGATCTATATCGAAGATTTACTACCAGAGTTTATGAATCTTAAGGTTCTTAATCCTTTTATTGTTCCTTATATGCAAGCAGAACATGCAGCAACTAAATGGCAAACAAGAGCTGAATGGTTAGGATGGCCTTTTGATAAAGAAGGTGCTATAAAACTCTTTAATAGGCTTGATGAAGAAAAAACTAAAATACATAATATTTTATATGATCGTCTAGGTATGAAAGCTGTAATTGTAGATAGAATTCCTAAGTCAAATCCTCCTGAAGCTCAATTTAAAGAACCTAGATGGACGAAAGACGGAGCTTATCATTCTCATACAGCTAACTGGTTTGACGTGGAACCGGTTTGTGGCTATGATCAAGAAACTATTGATGAACTTAATGAAGAATTTGGTGGTAATTTAACTTCAAGACCTATTGATGGTCCATATTGCAGAGTACAATTTGAGCATCTAGAACTTACCTCTTCAAATGATGTTAAACTATTTCTATATAGAAATGGATGGGAACCTTCTGAATGGAACTATAAGTTTAATCCTGAAACAAAGAAGAAAGAAAAGACATCACCTAAGATTGTAGAAGATGATCTTGAACTTCTAGGTGACGATGGTAAACTTTATTCAGATTTCTTAACCATTAGCAGTCGATACAACAATCTGAGAACTTGGATTGAAAATGTTGATGATGAAGGTAACTTACATGGTGATTCTATTGTGATTGGAACACCAAGTATGCGTACAAGACATCAGATCATTGTAAATGTTCCTTCAGGTGATAGTCCTTGGGGGAAAGAAATGAGGCAACTCTTCACTCATCCTCCAGGATGGAAACTTATAGGTGCTGATTCATCAGGTAATCAGGCTAGAGGTCTTGCACACTATTTAGGTGATGAAGAGTTCATTGATATTATTTTAAATAAAGATGTACATATCTATAATGCAACTAAGTTAATTGGTGTATTAGATGATATGGGTATTGAGCATAACTTCACACCTGAATCATTTAGACCTAAAGCTAAACGAATATTATACGCATTTTTATTTGGCGCATCAGGAGGTAAACTATGGAGTTATATATTTGGCGCACAAGATAAACATAAAGGTAATAAGTTAAAGAAAGGTTTTCTGAAAGCAGTACCCGGATTCAGTGAGCTTATTGAAAAGCTTGAAAACATATATGGATCAACTTCACAATCTGGATATGGCTATATTCCATCAATTGCAGGAAACAGGATATATGTCGATTCATTTCATAAACTTCTTGTTTATCTTCTCCAAGCAATGGAAAAAGCTACTTGTGCAGCAGCTCTGATGTTAGCAGTAGAGAAACTTGAAGAAGAAGGAATTCCTTATAGACCTCTTATTCATTATCATGATGAAATAGATTATGCAACTCCTGAAGAATATGCAGAAAGAGCCGCTGAGATTGGTGCTTGGGCGTTTCGAGAGGGACCGAAACTATTTGATGTGACTATTATGGATGGTAATGCTAAGATTGGAGATAACTGGTATGATATTCATTAGAGAGATTTACTAATGTCTAATGCTCATCGAATAGAATTAATTTTAAAACTTATAGACAACTGTCGAATTACAAACATTTCTATAGAAAATCTTGGTATGCAAGGTATTAATGTTAAATTAGAAGGTCCATATTTTAGTTTAACTTATTTGACATCTGATAGAGAAGAAGCTTATACTATATTTAATACTGCAACAAACAAAATAGAAGGTATGCTATGAATAGGCGATTATTTTTGAAAGGACTGCTTGGATTGGGTCTCGCAAGTATTGCACCTATTAAGGCGGAACAAAAGAGACCTAACTTTGATTTAGCTAAAGCAGCAGATACGGTATTAGGTATCAAAAGAAACCCTTGTCTAGATCTTACAACTTCAAAATGTTCTAAAGCAAAGCTTTTATACTATGCTAATGGTTATGGAGCTTCTCCAGCAACTATTGCTAAGATTCGTGCAGGTGGTTGGAAATAGTAATATACATGTAATGAGGATTAATTATGGGTTCTTTTGACAGTGTGTTTGTAGAATGTTCTAAATGTGGTAATAAGATTGAATTCCAATCAAAAGCTGGAGATTGTAAATTGAAAGAATATCACTATATTAGTGTTCCAGCGGATATTGCAATGGATTTAAATGGTAAAGAAGCTATTTGTAAAGAATGTCATGCATCTATTAAGTTAATGATACCACGACATCTTACTCGTATTTCAATGGAAATAGTGCATGGAGGTTCAACACTAATTGGCGATCGATATGATTGATATAATGAAACTTCACTGCAAAGATTGTAAGTATCATACAACAACAGGTGATGTAGATTGGGGTATCTGTGAATACCCTGTACCTTTTTGGGTAGAAGAGTTAGATCCAGCAGTAAGTCCTAATTTACCGGCCTGTCTTTGTAATATATTTGAGTATTTTGAAAAAGAACCTGCATGGACTCAATCGGTACCTGAAGGTGTTATTATAAATACTCCAGATAAAGTTAAAAAGAAAATCTCAATACCAACATTGAAGAAAAAATCTGCAGCAAATATAAAGATTTAGAGGTGAAGAAATGAAGGATATGGACGATTGTGAGACTCTTGAAGAACATTCTGAATTGGCTGAGCAACTTTATGAAGAAACTGAAAGGGAATACAAGACTAGAGAGGAGGAAGAACTTCTAAAATCTCTTTCAGAAAGACAAACGGAACAGGAATATGAAGACGAAATAGCACAAAATTATATTCTTGAGAGACAAGAGCTTGAAGACTTTGAAAATACTGAAATCAATGAAAGTGAGTATTGGGAGAGGCTCTAATGGCTCAACATTTCATGGATAAAGCTAGTTGGCTCTGGTCTATAGGTGAGGCTCCTGAGAATTGGTATCTGTATTTCAAGGAAACTGTAGTTTTATGTGATCTTCGAGCTGAAATGAATAGATGGGATCGAATGTATAAAAGATATTCACGACGATCAATTAAAGACAAGGAGAATGTAGATGCCATTACCTTTGATTGATGGAGATGTTCTTATACATTTAGCTTGCAGAGATCTCTGGAAAGAAAAAGCAAAGATTGATAAGCGTAATAATATATCTTTTGTTAAATTGGATCAAGATGGTCATAGAGAAGTTGCAGAATTTACGAAAGAAGAAAAGTCAAGACTTTTAAGAAAGTATTGGAAAATATTTCATGAAGATCTTAAAGAACTTTTAAGTAATCTATATTGTACTGACTTTCTTATGGCTGTTAAAGGTTCAGGGAATTTTAGAGATACTCTTTATCCAAACTATAAAGCAAATCGTTCTAACTCCACTATGCGAAGTTTGTCAAGTAATTTTGTTCCTGTAATGCGCAAACTTGCCGTACATGAAGGGCTTGCAATATCTTCAGATGGTAGAGAGGCTGATGATTTTTTAAGAATTTGGGCTGAAGAATGTAAATCTATAAATAAAGAATATATCATTTGTAGCATTGACAAAGACTTAAAGTGTATTCCTGGCAAATACTACAATATTAAAACAAAGAAGTTGGAAGTAATTTCTGAAGATACTGCAAAAAGGAATTACTATGGACAATTGCTACAAGGCGATCCTACAGATAATATCCCTGGTATTCCCGGATGTGGTCCAAAAACTGCAAGTAAGATGTTAGCAGATTGTATTACTGATGAAGAATTTCAAGAAGAAGTAGTTGGGCAGTATATTGTAGAATACGCAGATGATTGGTATCAGTATCTACTATCTAACGGTAAAATGATTCATTTGCAGAAAAACATAAATGATTATTTTGCTATCACTAACTGGCCTGTTGTGCAAGGATTAATATAATAAATGAAATTTGAAGGTGACATCCCCACTGTAAGTACTTCTATTGTTGTACCTAAGTTTCAAAATGGACATTGGAGATTTCCAGAACAGATGGGTGATGGTGTTGGGTTTATCTATGTCATACGTGACAATTATATGAAAAGATTTTACTTAGGTAAAAAACTTTTTCGAGGTACAGGTAAACTTAATAAAGGTAAGGAGTCGAACTGGAAGAAGTATACTTCATCTTCTAAGCTCTTAGCAGAAATGCTTAAAGAAAGACCTAAAGAAGAGTTCGACTTTATTTGTCTTGAGCAGTATCAAACCAAAGGGACTCTTTCATATTCTGAAACATGGTCATTATGTCATGTAGAGGCTCCTACAAACGATGATTGGTATAATCGTTTAGTAGAAAAAGTTTCATGGAATGTGAAAGAACAAATAACAGATCGTCATAAAGAACGTTTGAGAGCAGCAATATCTATGGAGTTATTTGATGAATAAGATTAATACTTTTATAGCAACAATAGCTGGTATTCTTTTTATAGTTCTTGCAAGCATACTCAGTTATGAATTAGTTGCAGAATTTATTAAAAAGGGATTTCTTAATAATTTAGAAATATTTATGTCTATGGTAATTTCAGGGGTGATATTAAGTGTAGCATCTGTCGATAGGAGACATTAATGGGAGATATTGCAGTACGCAATCAACCTTGTTTAGATCCTAGTTGTGGCTCTAGTGATGCAAGACAGATATACGGTGATGGTACATCATTCTGCTTTTCATGCCAAGAGTTCTTTTCAAAAGAAGAAGGAGATGGTGTAGCTATAGTGGAAGAAAGAAAACAAACTTCAAGTCCAAGTCCTTATAAAAAGCTTTCTGTTGATGATATTTTAGAATTACCTATTCGTGGTTTTGCAGATAGAGCTATTAAGAAAAAAGTTAATGAATATTATGGTGTAAGAGTTTCATACGATTCAAATGGTGCTATTGAAAAACATTACTATCCATACGGAAATAATTCTTGGAAAGTAAGAACATTACCAAAAGTATTCTCTTGGTTTAATAAAACCAATGCACTTTTCGGACAAGATAAGTTCAATGGTGCTGGTAAACGTTTGATTATTTGTGAAGGTGAGATCGATACTTTAAGTGTTGCTTTAGCGTATTATGATAAATATGATAAAATCTATCCAGTAGTAGGAATGTCCTCTTCCAGTATGACTAAATCATTACTTGAAAATAGGGATTGGATTAGATCTTTCCAAGAAGTAGTTTTATGCTTAGATGAAGATGCTGCTGGTGAAAAAGCAGTAAATGAAGCTGTTAAGATTATTGGTATTGATAAAGTAAAATTAACTAAGTTACCATATAATGATGCTAATGATGTTCTTACAAAAGATGGTTCCTACAGATTACTCCAATGTATCTATGATGCAGCTCCTTATATACCTTCAGGAATTATCGGTAAAGAAGCCTTGTGGGATGCTCTTATTGAATATAATAGTAAGCCTTCGCATCCTTATGCACCTTGTCTGCATGGCATTAACTCTAAGCTGAAAGGTAAACGCGAAGGAGAGATCGCATTATTCATTTCTGGAACAGGTAGTGGTAAGAGTACAATGCTACGTGAAGAAATGTTAAATATTCTAGAGACAACTAATGATAGAATTGGTATTGTTAGTTTAGAAGAAGCACCTGCTGAAACTGCAAGAAAGCTTGCTGGTATGCAATTAGAAAGAAATCCTGCAAATGAAGAAATCCCTTTAGAAGAACTTAAAGTTGGTTTTGATAAAGTTTTTGGAGACGACAGGATTATATTGCTTGACCACCAAGGATCTATTAATGATAATTCTATTATCGACCAGCTAGAGTATATGGCACTTTCTGGTTGTAAGTATCTATTTATAGATCATATCACAATCCTTGTCTCTGAAGGTGTAGATAATCTGACAGGTAATGAAGCTCAAGATAAAGTAATGAATGATTTACTTCGTCTTACAAAACGACACCCTATATGGATTGGTCTTGTATCGCATTTACGGAAAGTTCAGACGGGGCAAAAATCATTTGAGCAAGGGAAGTTACCAACATTAGATGATATTAGAGGTTCAGGTTCCATTAAGCAAATTAGTTTTGATATTATCGCATTTGCTAGGAATATGGAAGCAGAAGATGATAGAACAAGAAATACGATTAAGATGAGCGTATTGAAGTCCCGATTTACAGGACTTACAGGAAGGGTGGAAGGTGCTATGTACAATCATACTACTGGAAGATTGGCATATTTACCGAATATACCTGAAGAACAACAATTTGTAAGAGTAGGTTAGTTAATGAGAACTGAAGGACTACCAACAGAGTATCAGTACTTTATAGCGCTTAGTAAGTATGCGAAATGGCTTCCTGAAAAAGCGAGACGAGAGCAATGGATTGAAACAGTTATTCGATATCTCGATTTCTTTAATCAAAGATTTAAACTTAAAGATGTTTATGAAGAATTGTTCGATGCGATTTATAATCTAGAATCTATGCCATCCATGCGTGCCTTAATGACTGCAGGTATCGCATTAGATATCGATAATGTCGCTGGATTTAATTGCTCATATAGAGAAGCCTCTGGTAGTGGTGATACTATAGAAGTTCTTACAGATGAAATGTTAGAAGCAGGTCTTGAAAAACCTATTTCAATTAATATAAGCACACCTATTTCTTTTGATGAAATTATGTATATCTTAATGTGTGGAACAGGTGTAGGATTTTCTTGTGAAAGACAAGTAATCGCAAGTCTCCCTATAGTCGGAGAAAAGACACCAAGAAAGATATATGAAAGAACTAATGAAAATTTTCCAGGAGTTGATCCTGCAGAACTATCTACTTTTAACAGTTTAATAAATACGATTATTGTTGCAGATAGTAAATATGGTTGGGCATCTGCATTACGTATCCTTATTGTAGAACTTTATAACGGTAATTTCGATATTCAATGGGATACATCATTAGTACGTGCTGCTGGGACACCATTAAAAACATTTGGTGGAAGAGCGAGTGGACCAGAACCTCTTGACGATTTGTTCAGATATGCTGCAAATCTATTTCGAAATGCCGTTGATCGAAAGCTTACTAGTATTGAAGTCCATGGACTCGTCTGCAAGATTGCTGAAATTGTTGTTGTAGGTGGAGTTCGTAGGTCCGCTCTTATTAGTCTGAGTAATCTCAGTGATGATCGTATGAGGTATGCTAAGACAGGGCAATTTGGACTTACCAATCCTGAATACTACCTTGCAAATAACTCAGTAGCTTACGATGAAAAGCCTGAAGTAGAAATTTTTATGCGTGAATGGCTTGCATTAGTTGAATCTAAATCTGGTGAACGAGGGATTTTTAATAGAGAAGCTTCACAGATTCAAGCTGCTAAGAATGGTCGAAGAGATCCTTGTTATGAGTTTGGTACTAATCCATGTTCTGAAATTATTCTTCGTGATAGACAATTCTGTAATCTTTCTGAAGTAGTTGTAAGAGCTACAGATGAGTTTGAAGACTTAGAGAGAAAAGTTATTAATGCAACTATCTTAGGAACTCTTCAAGCAACTTTAACTGACTTTATATATCTTAGTCCTAAATGGAAAGAAAACACAGAAGAAGAAGCTCTTCTAGGTGTATCGTTAACAGGTATTATGGATCATCCTATCTTAAGTGGTTCTGAAAATGGTTGGTTTATTAAAGATGATTCTGGACACCGTCAATGGATAGATCTCGCAGAAACTCTTGAACGCCTTAAAGATACTGCTATTGAAACTAATAAGATTTGGGCTGACCGCCTTGGAATCAATCACGCAGCAGCTATTACATGTGTTAAACCTAGTGGTACTGTCTCACAGCTTACTGACGCTGCTTCAGGTATTCATGCAAGACATGCACCTTACTATATTCGTAGAGTACGTGCTGATATTAAAGATCCTCTAGCGAAATTTATGAAAGATAAAGGGTTCCCATGGGAGCCTGCTGTTTCAAGTCCTGAAACTGTTTCTGTATTCTCATTTCCTATTAAAGCACCTGAATCTTCTATTATCTTTAGAGATGATAGAACTGCAATTGAACAATTAGAGCATTGGCTCACATACCAAAGACATTGGTGTGAACATAAGCCTTCAATTAGTATTAATATTAAAGATCATGAATGGTTAGAAGCCGGTGCATGGGTTTATGAACATTTTGATGAGATGAGTGGAGTAAGTTTCTTTCCGCATGATGGCGGATCATATGAACAAGCTCCTTACGAAGATATTACTAAAGAACAATATGAAGTCTTACTTGCTAAGATGCCAAAAGATGTTGATTGGACTGGTCTAGGTGAGTATGAAACTGAAGATCACACTACAGCTATGAAAGCAATGGCATGTACAGGTAATGTATGTGAAATCGTAGACTTAACTAAATAAGTTTTAGCGGTATAGGTTAGTGCTATTCCCCGAGGCGTCCGTCTTTTAAGCACCGTCTAGGTTCCTATACCGCTTTTTATTTGGAGATATAATGAGTAGGAAAAAGTTTAAAATATTATATCCGAAAGACCATGAGCTTGCCGGTAAAGAGTTTAAACCGGGTCCAAAGAAAATGATCGTAATGAACTCTAATGGTATTTTCTTTATATATTCTGGCGAAACATATTATCCAGGAATCACCAAGCTATCTAATATACTTCCTAAATATGATGTATATTGGACAGTTCCTTAAATATAAAGAGTTTGAAGAGACACTAATATATTGACAAGGTATTAAACATAAACGAAAGATATTTTAAGATTAAGAGGTAATATGGATGAATAGTTATACTATTTACCAAATGTTAAGAATTATTGAAGATGAACCAAGTAAGAATGCGAAGATTGCTTTTCTTGAAGAATTTCTCGAAGATAGTGAATTCCTAAGAGTTATAAAAGCTGCATATGATCCTTTTATCACTTATGGTACTGTACAGATTAAGCTTCCATTATGTGGAAACGGTGATTTTAAGGAAAGTACCTATACAGTCCTAGATAGACTAGCTAGTCGAGAACTTACAGGACATAATGCTCAAGATGCTATTACTAAAGAATTGTCATCACTAAACGGCGAATCTCAACTACTTTTTAAGCATATTCTCAATAAAGATCTTCGAGGTGGTTTTAACACTAAGTCTATTAATAAGGCGATGCCAGGATTAATTCCTGAAGTACTTTACATGCGTTGCAGTCTTCCAAAAGAAGTTAAAATTAAAAACTTTGATTGGCAAAATGGTGTATTCAGTCAAGAAAAACTTGATGGAATGTTCGCTAGAATTAATTACAACAGAGGTGAGATTATAGTCAGTACCAGAAAAGGTAAAATATTTGACCCAGAACTTTTTCAAGAACTTAGAAGAGCTTTTATTGAAGTCGCAGCACCAGGTTATCAATATCATGGTGAACTTCAAGTAGTTCGAAATAGTAAAATACTTAATAGAAAAACCTCAAATGGTGTGTTAAATCATTTATTAAGCGGTAAAGGAATATTAGCTGATAATGAAGCTGTTATTTTTACTTTCTGGGATTTAGTTCCTTTAGATTTTATTTCAGATGTTACTAAATGGACCACACCTTATACAGATAGATATGGTTTCCTTCAAATAATTCAACATCCTTTGATTAGATTAGCAAATACTAAGATCGTTTATACATTTGAAGCAGCTAAAGCTCATTTTGAAGAAGTACATTCAAATGGTGGTGAAGGGACAATTTTCAAAGACCCCACAACTCCTTGGAAGAATGGTACATCTAGATTACAAGTAAAAATGAAGGCTGAGAAAGAAGTTGAAATGCTTGTTACAGGCTTTGTTGAAGGAAAAGGTAAATTTGAAGGTACGCTTGGTTCGATGACTTGTGAGTCTAGTGATGGTGGACTGGTTGTTAATATCTCAGGGTTTACCGATGAAGAACGTAATGAGATTTGGAACAATCAAAATGAATGGTTGAATGAAATTGTAACTG